GAGAAGGGGGCGAGCGGGCCGAACCGCGGCATGGTCTTCGCCGGCCCGCCGGGCACGGGGAAGACGCTGTCCGCTCGCGTGATGCTGAACGCCACGTCGTGCACGTTCATCTGGGTGTCGGCCCGCGACTTCTGGTGTTGCGGATCGTATCGGGCCTTCACGCACGCGTTCGACCTTGCCCGAGAGCTTGCCCCGACGATCGTCTGCTTCGACGACGTGGACTCCTGGATCGAGTCGCGCGGCGGGACGGTGGACCTGCTCAAGAGCGAGCTGGATGGGATGGGGCGGTCGTCGGGCGTGATCACGGTGTTGATCTCCAACTATCCCGAACGCATCCCGGACGCCCTGATCGACCGGCCCGGGCGGTTCCACGACGTACTGCTCTACAACGTGCCGGACGGCGAGACGCGGAGGGCGATGCTGGCGGCGTGGCTCCCGGAGGCCGGAGACAAGGCGAGGGAGAAGGCGGCGGGCGAGACGGACGGCTACAGCGGCGCGCACATCTTCGAGCTGTGCCAGTACGCCCGGACGATCGACGACGAGGACGAGTGTGGGGCGGACAAGGCGCTGGCGAAGGCGTTGGAGAAGATCGCGGAGCAGCGGGAGATCATCGACGGCGTGCAGTTGGAGGGCAGCAACTATACGCCGCGCGGGAAGCGGGCCGACTGGTTCCGCAGGGCGCGCAAGGACGGCCATCGGGTCGAGTCGTTCGCCTTCGAGATGTGCGAGTGGCCGACTGACGCCACGCTCACGTTGAACATCCCAGACGGCTTCCTATGCTACGGCAAGGCGGCCAAGTACATTCCCGGCAACCCGCCGGGTGGTGGCGGGGAGGGGGTCGACGGCACGTGGTCGGCCCCGACGCTTTCGAGCTTCACCGACCGGAAGTGGGACGACCTGTCCGACGCGGAGCGCCGCTCGATCGCCAAGCACTACGCCTACGTCTCGGACATCACGAAGTTCGCCGGGCTCCACCTGCCGCACCACGACCCGAAGTCGCACAAGCCTGTCTTGGCCGGCGTGAACAACGCGAAGGCCCGAGCGTCGCAGGTTAGCGGGCTGGGCGGCGAGGACCTGGAGCGGGTGCTGGCCCACTTGACGGCACACCAGCCGAAGAAGAGCACGTGGCGGCGCTACGGCTTCTGGTTCGACCCGGACGTGTGCAACGTGTGCGAGCCGGAGATCGTGAAGGACTACCAGCGGATCATCACGATCCTAAAGGAGCACGAGCAGCGGCAACGCGAGCAAGCGAAGGCCGAGGCCGACCAGCAGGTGGTAGAGGGGCCCCGCTTCATCACAGAAGAAGAGCTGAGGGAAGCGGCAAACGAAACACAAGAGGGGAATGGCGGCGGGCAGGGCCTGTTGGGGGTCCTGCGAAGACTCGGCGGGATGGTCCGCCGCTAAACACGAAAGGAGTCCATCCGATGGACGACACGCTGAAGCAGTATGCGATCGCGCATCTCGGCGTCGCGGCGGACGCGGACGACGAGGAGATCAAGGCCGCTATCGCGAAGCACGTCACCCAGGAAGAGCAGCCCGACCCGGACCTGAAGGCCGCGTCGGAGCTGATCGGCCAGTCGGTGCGGGAAGCGATGGCAGACACGAACGTGCAGCTCTCCAAGTTGGCCGATCGGATCGACAAGCTGGAGACGCAGCCGGCCCCGAAGGACGAGACGCCGACGGAGCCGACGGAGGCGGACAAGCTGATCGCCGCGTCGGCGAGCGCCGCGCCGAACGTCCGGCTGAAGGACCCGATCGAGGCGGCCGGGTACAAGACGGCCCGCGAGTTCGCCCGTTATCCGGCTCACTACATCAAGAGCGGGCGGCCGCACCCGATGGCCGGGGAGCAGGTCACCTACGGCAAGGGCGAGAACGCTCGTCTGATGCGGCAGAACTCCGAGGCCGACTACGCGAAAATCGGCGCGTGGTTGAAGTGGAACCTGACCGGCGGAGGAAGGCTGGCCGACAACGCGTTCCTCAACGACCACGAGAAGCAGCTCGTCAACCACTGCCTTGACAAGGACGAGTGGTGCTGCGGTACCTCGACGTCACTGGTCCGCGAGTGGGACGGGAGCCGGAGGCTCGACGCCAACACCAAGGCGGCGCTGCTGGGCGACACCACGAGCGGCGGATCGTACGCCGTCCCGCGTGCGTTCGACGACGAACTGTTCATGAACCCGATCCTCTACGGCGAACTGGTGCCGTGGGTGTCGATCCTCGACATCGCGCAGGGCGTGGTGGTTGACGGGGCCTACCTGGCCAACGACCTCAGCATCACGTCGAACACGGCGGAGGGCTCGGCCATCACGCTGTTCGATGCGACCGGACTGATCGGGAACCTGGACACGAACATCTTCGTCTGCTCGATCGGCATCGAGATCGGCCTCGACTGGTTGCAGGACCAGGCGATGGACGTCGGCCGCCTCTTGCCGATGAGGATGGGCGAGCGGTTGCAAGAGTGGCTGGACAACCAGATCGCCAACGGCGACGGCACGACCGAGCCGGAGGGGATCTTCACGAAGTCCGGCACTGGAAGCTCCAGCTCCGGCAGCGGCACGAGCGGCCCGATCACCGTTGGCGACATCGAGGAACTGCTATTCGGCCTGACGAAGGCGCGGCGGAAGCGGGCCGGGGCGAACGCCCGGTTCGTGACCAACGACACGATGTACATGCGGGCCTGCTCGGTTCCCGTCGGCTCGAGCGACGCGCGGCGCGTGCTCAAGCCGATGATGGATCACGAGAACTACACGCTGATGAACCGCGGCGTGTCGATCGAGGAGCATGTGGCGAACGGCACGATAGGGTTCTGCGCCCTGGACGAGTACCGTCTGGTGCGGCGTCTGGGCAGTCAGCTCCGCGAGACGCAGGAGGGCTCGACGCTGATCAAGGCAAACGACAAGATCATCGTTCTGCGTGCGAGGTTCGGCGGGCAGCTCACGCTGGCCGGGGCCCTGCACAAGATCACGGACCTCGACCAGTCGATCGCGCAGTAGCAGTCAAAGCCGAAGGGGGGCGTGTCGCCCGGGCGTCGTTCCCCTCGGCGAGCCTGGCGTCCGGCGGCGTAGCCGGGCGCTGGGCCTTTTTCGCGTAGCCCCCGGGCACCGAGGGGAAATGAAATGGCAAAGCACTTTGCAGCCGACGATCTCGTCATCGAGATCGACATGCCGAAAGGCGAGCGCTACAACTTCCGTCCAAGCCCGAACGAATACGGGCCGGAGCGCTTCCTACGGAGCCGCCACGCGCTGGACAAGCTGACCCCCGGCTCGCGGTCGCATCTTGGCAAGCTGGCCACGTTGCCGGAGCTGCCCGGCCAGCACGTCGTGCTGAACGTGGCGAAGCGGTACGGGAAGGTTATCGACCCGATGGGCTGGGACGAGAACGCGGAGCTGCTGGCGAAGGTGGAGGCGTTGAAGGCGGCCTCGCCGATTCGGGCCCTCGGGGCCACCAGAACGAAGGCGATCCGGGGCCGGGAGGTGAAGCTGTCGCCGCGGGCCGTCGCGACGTGGCTCTACCACATGCGACGGGCGGTGGCCCGGTACACGATCCGGCCGGCGGAACAGAACGAGGAGCCGTTCGAGGTTTCGTGTGCTCGCGTCGTGCAGGACCCGGACGGGCTCCTGACGTGCGGCGTCGAGAAGGTCATGGAGAAGATCGCGGAGTGGCCGGAGGCGACGGTCGACTTTCTAAAGTCGGGCAACCGCCAGGCCCCGCGGACGGTGGAGGAGATGCGGCACTACGCGGCCGGCGACTGGGACACGTACCGCGAGCAGCGGGCGATCGAGCGGATCGTAGCGGAGGGCAAGAAGGCATGAAGGTAGCCGTCTTAGGTGGAGTCCACCGCTACTGGAACAAGTACCGGTGGGTAGCCGACGCGCTGGAGGCTAACGGGCACGATGTGCGCCGCGCCTGCGGCGACCGGGGCGAGTCCGCTGCGGCGGAAGAGTGGGCCGAGGTCGCCGTATGGGAACCCAAGTTCCTCCAGAACTTCTCGATGGCGCCGAACAGCTTCGTGCATACGGCTGAGCGGTCCTGCCTCCGCGTCGGTTGGGTGTTCGACCTGGTGGCCCAAGAGCCAGGCAAGCCGTTCGCTGAGCAGGGTATGTTGTGGCGGCACGACGGCCAGAAGCTGGATGCGACGCCGCTGCTGACGGCTTTGCGGGCGTGCGACCTGGCGTTCGTCAAGGAGCGAGGCCTCCTGATCGACCAGTACCGCCGGATCGGCGTCAACGCCGAGTGGCTCGACCAGGCGTGCCCGTCGTCGATGGGCGCGTGCGAGCACCGCGAGAAGCCGAAGTGGGATGCCTTGGTCCTCGGCACGACGCGCTGGAGGCAGCGGTGCCGGGACGTGTCGGCGCTGGTGCAGGCCGGGCTAAAGGTCGCGTGGGCCGCGCCGGAGGGAAGCGAGGGCGTCGTGAAGGGCGTCGAGTATCTGCCATTCACGCCGCCGGAGCGATTGCCGGGCCTGGTCAGCGACGCGGCCGTGCTGTTCGACTGCGGTTTGCGTTCGGACCTGGACGGCTACTGGTCAGACAAGTTCTGGTTGGCCCTCGGCATGGGGGCGTGCCACGTCCGGCGCTGGTCACCGGGGCTACCGAAGCCGTTCGCCATCAGCACGCGGTACGTGGCCTACTGGACCTATGAAACGCCGGCCGAGGCCGTCGCGACGGTCCGCAAGGTCATGGCCGACCCGAGGCGGCGTCTATTCGGCGAGGGCGCGCGGAAGTGGGTGATGGCCAACCACACATATGAGAGGCGGTGCGAGGAACTGGTGCAGCGATGCGAAGCAAAGATCGAAAGTGCCGCGAGTGCCGGGGCAGCGGCTACGTGAAGACGAAGAGCGGTCGCAGGGCGCCGTGCCCGAAGTGCGGAGGTTCCGGCCGGAAGTACGCCACGAAGGGCTGACTATGGCCTTCGCGCACGGGTGGCAGGACCGGGACAGCGAGGCGATGGATGTATTCCGGTCCTGGCTCCGGGCCGGGCTGCGGTTTTCCATCGCATCGGAAGAGGGGGAGTGCGTGGTGTGCGTCAAAGGGGAGCGGGTTGTAAGACACGCCGACCCGGCGCAGGCGGTGCTCTGGGCGGTGGAGGAGCTTCGGTGCCGAAGCGAGGGAGAAGCCGATGATCGCAGACCTTCGTAGCGACGTGCTCCCGTTCCTCGGAATGGCCAGCGGCGCCACCGGCGAAGAGATGGAGGCGTTGAACATCCTCCTGATCGCGGCGGACCGGGCCGTCAAGAACTTCTGTGGCACGGCGATCGAGACGGCCAGCTATACCCACTATCTGCCGCTGCGGTTTCGGCGGAACCCGGCGGCGTTCGCTCGCACCTGGTGGGAGAAGCAGGCGGACAAGG